CTCCTAGTGCCACAATAGGTATACGTGGTACAGACTTTACCGTGACTGTTGATGAGTTAGGTAGAAGTTTAATTATATTATTACCCGATGATGATGGTCTTCCTAGTGGAGAGATTCTTGTCAGTACAGCTATGGGACAGGTAGTTCTTAACAAGCCTTACCAAGCTACAACAGTTTCTATGTTTGAAACTAAACCAACCAATCCAGTTATCCTTGACTTAACCCTAGAGTTAATTGATAACATGTTAATCGTAAACGCACCAAGGGAAGTAAAACAAAATGAAGGACAAGATGGAGGGAGCAGTGTTAGTAGTCTTGATGTTGATTTCCTTGAGTTTGATGATTTAGAAACAGACTATCTTGCAGAAGATAATTTAGAATTTACAGAGTTAGATATTAATTACTTAGATGTAAACTTTCTTGAAGACTTGTTAGATGTTATAGAAGATGTCAACGAGCTAGACCAGACTTCAACAATTTTAAAAACTGATATAGATTTAAAAGGTACTAGTATTGGGTACGATAGTGAGACTCAAATAAATACTTTCATGACAGATAACGTCATAACTTTTTACAAAGCTTTAGAAGATACTATTAAGTTAGATTTAAATAAAGCAAACGCTTACACCATTGTAATGATACAAAATGGTAAGAGTACACAGATAGTTGTTAACGGTGGAGGAGACTCTACCATCAATATTACGCAAGGAGATTGATATGAAGTGGGCATTTACCTTACTAGGGCTACTTACATTGCCTCTCCTCTTCAACCTTGTACCATTAGAAGTACTAAGACTCAAAACATTTGATGCTCTAGTACCCGAACAAAGTCCAACCGGATACTTTACAATCCTTAACATAGACGAAACTTTCCTAGATGAACAGGGTGGATATCCCTTACCTAGAGAAACACTTGCAAAGATTCATAAAAATATAATAGATGCAGGAGCTTTAGGAGTTGGATGGGTTATGTTATTTCCACACCCTGATAGACTAGGTGGAGACGATGCGTTTTCTATAGAGCTTTCAAAGTCTGCAAGTGTTATAGCTATGCCTGAAGTAGCTAACGGTGTTTATCCAAAGACAGTTGGTACAGTTATCAAAGGTCCAATAGTATCTTTACCAAAAGCTCAAGGCTTCTTAGAGAACATAGATGTATTAAAACAATCAGCTAATCAAGGTGCTATCTCTGCACCAGTAGATGTAGATAACTTAGTAAGGAGAATACCTTTACTACAACAAACTAATAATGGGTGGGTCGCTTCGTTTGGAACGGAAGTTTTAAAAATACTAGGAGGTGGTCAAACGTATCAGGTTGTAACAAACCAAAATGGAATTGAACAGATTAGAGTGAGAGGCATTCCACCCATTTCTACAGACAGTCTAGGACGTAAATGGATTAGCTGGGTAGACACACCACAAACAACACTAAAAGAAATGGATGTTGCTGGTAAATTTGTGTTCGTTGGTTTTACTGCTAAAGGTATATCACCACAATTAGCTACACCTGCTGGTCTATTAGAACCTCATAAGATTCAAGCAGCTCTTTCAGAAAGTATGTTGATGGACACACCACAAATACCAGACTATAGATTGTTTGTTGAGCTATTATTATTAGTGTTCTCAGGCATCCTCACAGCTCTTGTAATCAACTACCTCGGTATCACTAAGGGAGTTATATCATTCTTAGGTTTGTTCTCTCTAATGGGATATCTTGAGTATTACTTTGTAAGCTCTAATCTCTTGATAGACTTTACATGGAGCATGATAAGTATGACACTTATTGCTACTCAACAATTCTATTTAAACTTTAGAACTCAGTTTAAACTTAGACAACAAATCAAGAAACAGTTTGAACATTACCTTGACCCTAGACAGGTTAAAAGACTACAAGATAATCCGGAGCTTCTGAAGTTAGGCGGAGAACGAAGACGTTGTACGTTTTTATTTACAGACGTGAGAGGCTTTACAAGTTTGTCAGAGAGATTAGAACCTGAAGAGGTTGCAAAGATAATGAACAAGGCTCTAACTATACAAGCTAATGCTGTTCAAGAGTATGGCGGAATGGTAGATAAATATATTGGTGATGCAATGATGGCAATCTTTAATGCTCCTATAGACCTTGAAATGCATGAGACCAAAGCAGTCCTAACAGCCCAGAAAATACAACGAGATATGGCAGAAGCTGATTTAGGAATAGAGATAGGTATAGGGATAAATACTGGAGAAGCTGTAATAGGTAATATGGGAAGCGATACACGATTTGATTATACTGCGATAGGTGATGCTGTTAATTTAGCAGCTAGGTTAGAAAGTTCTACTAAAGAAGTAGGAGAAGACTTAGTAATAGGGTACACCACAGCTTTGAACTGTGATATACCTATGAAATATTTAGACCCTATAAAAGTAAAGGGTAAGAAAGACGAGATAATTATTTATACCGTTAATCTCGAATAGATTTCATCTATAATTTTATTGACATAGTTAGGTAACTCTTTAGTTTCTCTATTAGGATAGACATCAAATTCAATCCTATCAGGTTCGTAAGGATTGTTCTTGTCAAAATAATGTTTTATTACTTTCATTCCAAAATCCTTTTCATGTCCATACTCTTCAATCATTTCAACAAAATGATTTACTTCCCTTTCTTTATGCTTACCTTTAAATTCACTAAAATAAGTAAAATCATCATGTTCTATTGTATATAATTCATAGTCTATATTAATCATAATTTTAGCCCTCACGCTGTTTGATTAAAAAACCATTATAACATAACTAAAACTATATGTCAACCCCTTACTTTAAAGCAGTAAGTTCTTTTTGAAAGTAATCGTGTAGCTTACTCATCTTTTCTTTACCGTGTCTAAGTATTGTTTTCATTAGAGGTCTATCATCTAAAGGAAAAACCTCATCAACCATATCCTCCGGTAACATACTATACTCAGTAACTATTTTATTATCTCTTGTTAAGAGTATTTTAAAGCTTACTAAGTTAGCTTCGTTTTTATTAGTCATTAGAATCCTCTAGGCTTGTAAATGTTATATTGTTTTGACTGCCTCTTAATCCTGCTTTCATGTAAGTAGTTGCTCTTCCTTCAAAGAAGTTCTGATGTTCAACACCCATGACCTCATCAATCCACGTAAGAGGATTTTCTTTTTGGTCGTAGTTAGTTTTTAGTCCTAACTGTAGTAATCTTCTATCAGCTATGTATCTGTTGTAAGCATACATATCTTTCTTAGTAAGTCCCGGAAGGTCTCCCATCTCAAACACTAAGTCTAAGAACTTATCTTCAAGTTCTACCATCTCTCTACAAATTTGATAAAGCTCTGCTTTAAAATCATCTGTCCATATCTCTATGTTCTCTTGTATAAATTCTCTAAACAATTTAGTCATAGCTTCAACGTGCATTGACTCATCTCTTATAGAGTAAGTAACAATCTGTCCCATACCTTTCATCTTACCGAACCTTGGAAAGTTTAATAAGATTGCAAAGCTTGAGAAGAGTTGTAGTCCTTCTGTAAAGGCTGAGTAGACTGCTAGTGTTTTAGCTATAGTTCTCTTGTCAGACTTAAGAGGTTTAAACGTACCAACATAATCATGTTTGTCTGCCATTTCTTCGTACTCTGAGAAAGCTTTGTATTCTATTTCAGGCATACCAACGGTATCAAGTAATAAGCTATAAGCATCTTGATGTATTGATTCCATGTTAGCAAAAGATGACATCATCATTCTTGCTTCAGGTTTCTTAAAGATAGGCATGTACTTATCTATGTAGCCCGAAGCTACGTCAACATCTGATTGAGTAAACAATCTAAATATCTGTGTAAGTAAATGTTTTTCTGCCGGTGTGATATCCTGCCAATCTTTTACGTCTGTATGTAATGGCACAGATTCAGGCATCCAGTGCATTTGGTTTTGTAGTTTATAGTACTCGTACATCCACGGGTACTCAAACGGTTTGTAGTAATCTCTAGTTTTTAATAAGCTCATATCTCTTCCTTTGGTGTATATATTATTACGAATGAATTACATTTAGGACAACTTAGGTTAGTCTCCATTATGTAATCCTCATTTTCTTCTTCTATGTCATGGTCGCCACCCCATATTAATTCACTGTTACAATTATAACAATTCATATTATCCTTCACAGGCGATACATTCCACGTCATCTAATCTTATACGTGGAACTTTAGTGTTTACGTTCTCTACATTTCTAGCTGCATTAGTTCTAAAGTAATACAATGATTTTAATTTCTTCATCCCATACCAGTGAACATCATTAACATACTGCATGTATTCATTATGTACTTCTTGAGGCTCTGTACTCTTAGGTAAAGTAAAGAATAAGTTTACTGATTGTGCTTGACAAATAAACTGTTGTCTTTTGTAAGCGTGTTCAATAATCCATATTTGATTTAGTTCGTTAGCTGTTTTATATATCAGCTTCTCATCATCATTAAGAACATCTAAGTGTTGTACCGAACCTTCGTTAGCTGAGATATCTTTCCAAATATTCTCTAACTCTTTTCCTTTTAAGCCCTTCGACTTAAAAAGCTTTTCAAGGTACTTATTCTTAACTTGGTAAGAGCCGGATAAGGTCTTGTGAGTATAACAATTAGCCCTATAAGGCTCAATACTAGGGGAAGTACCACTGCATATAATACCACTACTAGCGTTAGGAGCAATAGCCATGAGATTAGCATTTCGCTTACCACTACCGTGGATGTCAGGAGCTTCGCCCCTTTGTGACGCAAGTTCTTTAGTTGCTTCCTTGGCTCTAGCCTTGATAAGGGTGAAAGCTCTATGGTTAAAACCAGTTGCGTATATGCCCTCGAAAGGAATGTTATTAGCTTGGAGATACGCGTGAAAGCCCATCGCACCAAGCCCGAGGCTTCTCTCTCTATATGCCGAATACGCAGACTTAGTATATCCTTCTTTACCTCTTCTAACGTATTTCTGAAATCTTTTAAAGTTTGCACTGTACTCTCCTAACTGTGTTGTATCTATTGCGTTGTCAATGTAGTGCTGTAAAACATTATCAAGCATGGTTATTAAATCTTGTATGAAGTTATCATCTTTAGCCCACGTGTCAAAGTGTTCTAAGTTTACTGATGATAAACAACATACTGCTGTTCTCTCTTCGTCTGTTGGTAAAGTAATCTCTGAACATAAGTTACTTTGTCTAATCTTTAAACCTAAATCTTTCTGTTCTTTAGGTAGTGCATCATTACATGTGTCAATATTAATCATGTAAGGCTCTCCTGTCTCTGCTCTAGCATGAATGATTTGCCACCATATATCTCTAGCGTTTACTATCTTAACAGCTTCATTAGATTTAGGGTCTATCAATCTCCAGTCTTCGTCCTTCTCTACAGCTTGTAAGAAAGCATTGGTAATGTTAATACCGTTATGTAGATTAAGATTCTTTCTGTTGATATCTCCACCGGATTCTTTACGCATGTTAATAAACTCTTCAATCTCCGGATGGCTTATGTCCATGTAAGCAGCATAAGAACCTCGTCTTGTTGTACCTTGGTTGAAGGCTAACATCTGAGAATCAACTACATGCATGAAAGGAATGCTTCCAGTAGAACGAGAGCCATGAGTAGTTGAAACACCATTGCTCCTAATATCGCCCCAATATCCACCGATGCCTCCACCTGAACTAGCCAACCATATGTTTTCATCGTAGTGAGCAGATAGACCACCCCTGCTGTCAGGAACATAATTGAGGAAACAACTGATAGGAAGCCCACGAGTTGTACCCCCGTTACTAAGTATAGGAGTGCTAAACATGAACCAACGATTGGAACTGTAGTTATAAAGTCTCTGAGCCAATTCAAAATCTGTCTCGCCTTTGAAGGTTGCTCCGAATACGGAGGCTCTTGCGAATGCTTCTTGTGCATGTGTTTCATTCTCCCAAAAGTATCTATCTTTTAATGTGTCTATACTAAACTTATCAAATGTTTTTTCTCTATCATAATCTATTTCAATACCTAAGTATTGTTTAGTTCCTACCTTGTCTTCAATCATCTTTGTTTTCCTGTAAATGTAAAGCAATTATAGCATAATGAATTATCTTTTGTAGCTCTACCTTCTTGTTATCTTTCTTTCCAAACCTCATTGCGTACTTCATTATGTTACCAATACAGAAACTTTCACCGTGTCCGGAATCTATAATCATATCAGTAGCTTGGTACTTACCTCTACCATAATGTTGTTCATAAGTCTTATCAATATAAACCCTTAAGTCTAGTAAGGTTTTATCTTCACTAAATTTATAACTCACTCTTCCACTCCTCCGGTAATGTTTCTTCACTATACCATCTAAAATTATTTGACTCAGCCCATTCAGCATGAGTTCTTTTTGTTCCGTCCTTTCTTACTTTAGCCTGTGGCATTGGAGCATAAGGCTTTTGAAATAAGAACACTAACTCTCTGTGTTCATTCAAACATTCTCTAACATGTATGTACTTACTATACTCTGCATGGTCCCAGAATCTACCTTTAGCTTCTAACAAGATAATCTTATCGTCAGTTATCTTTACAAAGTCTGGCTCATATCTATGATTAACAGTGTAGTCTATCTTTTCCCAATGATGTTTCCAATCTTTAAGAATGGTTTGATGTATCTCGTATTCCCAATTACTATCATATCCTTTTGGGACATTTGTCTTCTTTGGTCTAGGCTTTCTTGGTACTCTTCTAGGCATTTAATTCTTCCAAAGTTATATCAGGATTTCTCTTAACCTTTTTATTAAACCATCTTAAGCTATAGGCACTTAACATAAACTTATTGTTAGCAAAGATATGTGTTTGTTCCGGTAAGAATTCATGTAAGTTATTCTTAGTTATCTTAGTAGCATCTTCTCCTTCAGGTACCATTGTTCTTATCCAATCAATAAGAAGGTTTCTACTTTTAGTTCTTAATGCTTTTGCTTTTCTACCGTTCATATCTGTGTTACCTCTATAACATTAGGTGGTTTAGGTACTTGGGTTAAGTATCTGTAACCTGTTGAGTATTTAAAAACTCTTAAACCTTTACCTTCGTTAGCATCTTGATGACAATCAAACTTAAACCTACACCAAGTACAACCCTTTGCAAGTTTCATGTTACCAGACTTACCATCAGGTACAGTATTATAACATTTGTCAGGTGGCGTTGAAAGTTTAACAGCCTTTTTAATATCTTTTATTTTATTTTTAATATTAGGCTTGTCAAAGTTATCAGGTCTGAACATAGCTAACTCACCGGACTCTTTATTAAGAGCAAGGAATCCTCCATGCTTAGTACCTTCTGCTGATTCGTATCCTGCTAACTGAGCCATGTAACCGAAAGGGTCATCCTCTGCTAGAGTACCATCTTTAAACTTCTTAAAGGCAAAACTAGAAGCAGTCTTAACGTCAACAACTTCTCCATCTATAACACAATCCATGTGTCCTTTAATACCCGATACTGTTATCTCTTTCTGCTCACTAGTAACTTCATGTCCGGATAACTTAACAAGGAATAAAACTATCTCCTCAAGTAAGTGTCCGTATAAGAACTTAATAAAAGTAGATGGGGATATTACTTCTGTATTATCAGAGTCAGAGTTTAACTCATACCATAATTGTCTAGGTTGTTTACCTATGTTAGACATTCTAAGAGAAGGTTTACCACGTGGAGTAGGATGAGACCAGTCGTATAGAATCTGTTTCATTGACTCTCCGAACTGCTCTATCGTGTCCTCATCTAGGTCAATATGCTCTCCTTTTCCTAGAGCCGATAGTTTATTATATATGTCTGGTACTAATGTGTCAAGTGTTTTTTTATTTTTCTTTGTCATTTTTCTCTGCTTCCTTGAATGCTTTGATTACATCTGATGAAAATAACTTCTGTAAATTAACAAGAAACATTTTACTTGCCTTGTGGTCACCACCTCTTACGGTTTTAAAGGTGTCAAGCTTATCAACAATAGTTTTAAGTACATCTGTTTTAAATACAAGGGTACAGAACTCGTTGTCTCCAACACATAAGTTATGAAACCAATAGTCTGATTCAGTAGCTCTTATGCCTGAAGGTTTGCCCCATGACTCATACTCTATACATATGTTACCGGACTTCTGCCATAAATCTTTTTCAGACTTGACCTCTATCTTCTTACCGGTTAGCATATCTTTTATTTTATCTTCTCTTATCTCTCCGTACTCTAAGTCAATGTCAAATTTCTTTCTGTCTTCTTTAATTGGTTTCACTGTAAGTCCTCCTGTGGTTTAAAATATTTTATAATAAAATTTTCTATATTACTTACTTGATAAAACTTTTCACTAGGAGTTCCATCAACATATATACTTCTCCATTTTCCGTTACCTATAATATATTCAAAAGAATATCTTCTTTTATTACCCTTACCATCTTTTCTAGGTACAGGTTTTGTAGTTAAAGTAACTGTATCTTTTTTTATTTTGTATTCTATTTTATTATCTTTTAAAATTGTTTCTACATTTTCAATCTTCTCTTCAACCGGTTTAAATTTTTCCTCAGTTAATAAAAATCTATTAATAAAATCTTTAATGTTTTTAGATGAATAATGTTTTACTGGGTATTTGTTTTTCTTAATAGGAGACCATCTTCCTGTAGTACTATAATAAGAATATTTAGTTCCATTGAAGTATACCCAAAACATAGTTGAACCTGCTCCTTCTGTTAGTTCATATTTAATATTTTTATCTTCTAAAAATTTACTAACCTGTTCTACAGTTTCATTTGTGTCGTGTTTAAAAATTACTTCTCCTTTTGAATTAACTTTGTTAAATTTCCAATCGTATTCTTTAATGGGTTTCACTCCAGTCACCTCCTATCTTATACTCGCCATCCAAAGGACAACGAAGGTTAAAGTATGTTCCTGCTTTTATTATACTATCTACTGCTAACTTACCTACCTTATCGGCATGACACTTAGGAGCTTCTATCTGCCACTCATCATGTATGTTAGCTACAAATTTATATTCCATGTCGTTTAGTTTAAGTACCTCATCTAATAAAACTAATGCTTGTTTCATAACAATAGCACCTGCACCTTGTAACAAAGTGTTCAATGCTGAATGTTGATTACGAACATAAAGCTTTCTACCGTCTAATCCTTTAAGGTATTTTTTTGTTGAAGCTCTTTGTACCCTATCTCTAAGAGATTTAAATGTAGGTTTATTATCAAAGAAATATTGTCTAGCTCTTTTACCATCTGCTGTATTTCCTCCAACCACAGAGCCAAGCTTTTCATCTCCTGCTCCGTACATGAGGGCATAGATGAATGTCTTTGCCTTATCTCTTGATTCAAGTTTTGCAAGTTTTTGATTTGCTGTGTGGATATCTCCGTTGAGTATTTCATTTGTGTATTCCTCGTCATCCATGTAATGTGCTAACATTCTAATCTCAAGACCAGAAGCATCAACACCGATTAAAACATTCCCTTCTTCTACAGTCCAACAAGCTCTGCATTCCTTACCATAAGGACTATAGACTGCCGGTACCTGTGCCATGTTAGGATTTCTATGCGTCATCCTGCCGGTGATAGCACCGTTAGGAATAACAAAACCATGTACACGTCCATCATCTTCAGTAGCTTCTATCCAAGAATCTATCTGAGCTATACGCTTTTGAAGTAACAGGAACTGTGCTATTAGATTAGCTTCATGTATGTGTGTAATAGCTGATAGAGTTTTTTCATCTACGATAGGCTGACCTGTAGGTGTAAACCTTTCAGGCTTCCAACCAAAGTCAATAAGATATTCTCCAATCTGTTTACGACTACCTAGATTAAAGTCAACTAACTTCTGTCTCATAAATGGCTCAAGCTTTTGAGTCTTTATACAGTTGTCATATTCTTCCTCAGACATACCACGCTTAGATAACTCTCCATCTTTTTTAATATAAGGAGTTACTAATTTATAATCAACCCATTTAGGTTTGAATGTATTGTGTACCTCATCTTCTATTGCTTGTTTCTTTTCTCTGAGTTCAGCAAGTAAAAGTAAACCATGTTTAGTATCAAACTTAAAGCCATTAACTTCTTGTTGTTTAATGATACCTGCTACACCTTGTTCAATAGTAATACAATCTTTACTAAATCCTTTACTCTCTCTTCTTAGTTCTTTAAGAACAACAGCGTTAAGTTGTACATCACGTACACAATATTCCATCATGTCTCTAGAATAGTTTAGATAGTCTGTGAAGTCTATCTTATGATATCCTAACTTGTAACCCCACTTCTCTAGGCTATGTCCTCCCTCTCTGTTGGGATTAAATAATCTAGATAAAACAAGAGTATCTATAACAGGTTTCTTAGATAAGTCAATGCCACCAAACTTTTCTACCACGGGGATATCAAAGCCAATGATGTTATGTCCTATTAAAGTATCTGCCTTAGTCAACAGTTCATAACCTTCTTGTAATTTATCAGGAGGGAATTTAAATATCTCTCCAGTCTCTACATCTTGAGCAACGATACAATGTACCAAGGTTGCTTTAAGGTCATCTGTCTCTATGTCAAATACTAACTGCATTAAAATGCCTCGTCTTTAGTGTTGTCAAATTCTATATCATCATCAGATAATTCAGATAGTCTACCTGTCTCACCATCATAGATAACTCTAGAAGCAAGTCCCACGTCACCAGTATACCTAGACTTAAGAACTCTTAACTTAGTTGTTCGTGCTTCTTCAGGGTCATCTGATTGTTGGTTACGTTCAAGAGCAATAACACAATCACTAAGTTGTCCAATACTATTTGAACCTCTTAGATGTGATAGAGATACTTCAACACCGTTCTCATGTCCCTTGTTACCATCAACTCTACGTAAGTGTGAAACTAAAATGATTCCTGCACCTGTCTCTTCTACCAAACTTCTTAGTCTAGTCATAATAGTATCAATGGCTCGTCTCTCATCTCCATCATGTACTGCACTGACTAACATGTGTAAATGGTCAACGACCACCCACCTGCAATCACATCCAATAATCATAAAGCGAAGCTTAGTAAAGATATCATCAATGTCATTCGTACCAAAGTGTGAATGAACCCATACTCTATTCTTGTTCTCACCGTCATATAGTATATCAAACATCTTATCCAGTTCTTCTTTAGAAAACTTGTCACGTTCTTCATCAACGTATAACCTAGCGTTAGCTTCAATGGATAAGATACCATCAATGGTACGTCTCCAATCTTCTTCCAGTGCTATGATACCTACGTTATCAGTAGTGTTCTTTATAAGATGATGTTCTAATTCTCTAGTTACACTAGACTTACCAAGACCTGTACCACCTGTAAGAGTAATCAGTTCTCCTTGTCTCATACCATATAACTTTTTGTTAAGTCCTTCGTACGGGTAAGGGACGCAAGGTTTTCTCTCACGATTATTAAACTTATCACGTTGTTCAGATACATTTATAACACCGGATGGTGTATAAACTTTAGCTGACCACCAACATTCAACAAACTCTTTGTGTCTGTTAGAACGTAGCATATCGTTAGGGTCTTTGAAACCATTAGGTAGTGTAAGTATCTTAGCCTTTCCGGGTTTGAAAAGTCTAGCAACCTTAACTGCTGATTCCTTTCCTGCCTTGTCGTTATCAAATGCAATGATTACATTCTCAAACTCGTCAAAGAACTCAAGGCTTTCCTTGATATCTTTAACTGCACCGTTTGCTCCACGCTTGATAGATACTACTGCCCACTTAGAGCCGAGTAGTTCATACCCTGCCATAGCATCACACTCACCTTCGGTTATGGTGACATACTTGCCACCCTTAAATAACTGTTGACCAAACAACCCTGTGTCATTGTAAGTTCCAGTAACAAAGAAGTCTTTGTTGTTTACATTACGAACCTTGGTAGCTGATAGCTCATGTCCATTGTAGTAAGGGTAGAAGTGCTTAATGATTTTACCTTGTAAGTCATGTACACTTTTAACACCGTACTTGGTGGCTGTAGCTTGAGATATCTTTCTGTCTGTTAAGGCTGAAAAATGTCCCTCATCTACCACATCGGGTTGTTTAATCGTTGTCGTTGTCGTTGCTGTTTGCATATCCTTTCCTCCACATGCGTTAGTATAGTTAGGCATAAACTCTCCACAACTGAAACACTTTGCTGAATCATCTTCGTTGATTCCAACAGCATCACTGCTATCACAAAGTGGACAAGGTTGATGTAGTTTGTCCCAAGTTTTATCCATGTTAGCCCTCAATGTAAACTAAGACTCTTCTGAGTCTGTGTCTACTGCTACTACTTCTTCTTCTTCTTCTTGTTCCACTACTGCTTCAGGGCTTTCCTTTAGCACAGCTTCAAGATTACTTTGATGTCCTTGTGAAGCATAGTTCAAAGCCTCAGTCAAAACATTCAACGTCCCTATCTTACTGATAGATACATTAGCACCTGCTCTCTTCTGCTCGTCTTCAATCTTTGAAACATCATAGACTGCTTCACCTTCATCATTCTTAATAGTTATAATCATATTAAAATTCCTCGTTGTCTGAAGCTTGTTCAGTATACTCAATTAAATTAGATACCTTTACTGCTATTAACTCAGCGAATGTACCATACTTTCCTGTATAGGGTTTAATCTTTACAGTCACATCAGAACCATTACCAACACTAACATCTAAAGCATTGCCGTCTGTGTCGACTAACTTAGGTGCTGGGTTAGTAGTCCCATCATGCTTCTCTACTTTCCTACTGAATGAGAATGCCGGTTCATCATATTTGTTCTGACCATCTCTAGTCCTAACTCTTGATAACCCGATACCCTCTAATCTATTAGCAGTATCTTCATCAGTCAACACAACTATTCCGTACTTATGTGGCTCGAACTTAGTGTTCGGTGTGCTGACATTAGCCCACATAGCTTTCCCTTCTATATACTCATACATATTATTTTCTCCTTTGGTTAGTATTAAGTGTTAAAATTCTATCAGTTTTCATTTTGCTTGTCAAGTCTTTTCTGCTTTCTTCTTGCATTATTTCTATCACGTGTAAATTGTAAATCTGATTGTAGACTTTCCCATAGCTCATCCTTTACCTCTTGCATCTCTGCCCTAGGTAACTTACTTACTATTTTTAAATCTGATTTCTTAGGAATCCAAGTGTCCCAGTATTGTTTGTCTTGACAATCATCTTGCCAAGCCCATTCTGTTTCTTTGAATTTAAATATCATATAGCCCTCCAGCTTTTAAAATTAAAGTGGTCACTTTTGGGTGATAACCAGCACCCGAACATTATCTTTTAGAGTCACCGAACGACTGACTTTTTACAAGGGAAGGTCTCCGGTTTAGTTCTTATCCCATATCATCTACAACTTTAATAAGTGTTGCCACCTCTAAAGTTTTTACAGTAGCTCGGACACCTTGTAAAACTTTTAAAACTTAGTCTGGTTTTGTTGGCACAAGACCAGTAACTTGCACGATTAAATCGTATGTCTTTAGGTTCAGGAAGGTTAGTTGAGGGCTACACCTTTGGACATACCTGAAATAAGTATCTATGATACTACTACTTTCCCTCTGTGTCAACCCTTGAGTTCAATAACTTTACTTTATAATTGTCCTCGTTCCATTTAACCTCGTAAGCTATTGGGTCTTTAGGATTGTTATGATTGTATTCCATAATCCAATCTTCCCAAACCTTATACTCTTCCTTGTTCATGGGTGTTAAGAAACCATCTATCATTTGTCAACCTTATCCTTTAGCATTAACATAACAGCTATCACACACGCTAACATAAACCCTATAACTATTCCTAGTCCTATTATATCTAATATTAACGCCATTCTATTTCCACCTTTTTTCTTTTGTCATTATATTTAATAACCCTTCTACCACTCTTGTAACCTGTCATTTCTCTCTGCCATTTACCATCTTTAAAAGTAACCTCAACAAACTCAACATCTTTATCAAGTTGTTCTTCAGCTAACAACTCTTTTTGTTCAGCTACTTCATCTTTATATTCTGTCATAGTTCTTATCTCCTTTTATAAAGCTTTATAAAACTTTTAAAGATATATTAATTATTTATAATAAATATTTATGATATCTTTTTAAACTTTATAAGCATTATATATTAATATTTTTGTTAGTCAATAGAAAAATCATATTATTTTCTAAGCCTTTCTAAGGGTAGGTTTAGTCATGGTTAGTACCAACGTGTGCGTCATCTACTGAAAGGTTCATAGCGTAGCTTACGTGTTGCTCTACCCTATGAATTACATCTCTTTCAGTTAGTTCAAGAGGCTTCTCCCAGTTGCTCATGTCTTTGTAAACTTTTTTCACAAAAGCTGTGAACTTTGGGTAAGAGAAATTACACACAGTAAAATCTCTTGCACATACATTCTCTATCTTTTCGTATAAAATATTATTCATGTTATAGGTTCTCCTTGTTCTATTAGTTGTAAAATTATATCATCTATTTTATTTTTCATCTGAGTTCTTAAACCTAAAGATACTCTAGGCTTTAACTTTTCAAAATAATCTAACAGCTTCTTAGCTTCTAAAGTTTGTAAAGTTATCTCAGTTCCAAAGCTTGTGTCCATTTCTATAGTCTCTACATTGACACCATAAGCACAAGCAATCGGAGTTCCTTCATCTCTAAAAACATTTTCAAATATTAAACATGCTAAAGTCTTTCTTCCTAGATGTAGCTTAATCATCATCTACCTCCTCTAACTCATTTAAAAATTCATCTACTCTATTAGCTACCCAATCAGGTACGTCTCCTATGTTTTCTTCTGTACCATCTTCCCAAACAATACCTATGTTCCATGCTGTTATCTTCATGTTATCTCCTGTCTTGTGTCTATCTCATCTACCATATCCCATACATCATCAAAAGCCTCTGATACTTTATCATCACACACCTTACTATCTACCTCATCATTCAATGTAGTTAAAAGCTCTCTCAAATTACACCATTGTTTATACGTCATCACACACCTCCTTCAGTGTTTACTATATCTTTAATCATATCCATATCAAACCAATTAAATTTTCTATTGGCGTTCTTCTCCAGTATATACTTGGCGTTCTCTAAACCCATTGGCTCTTTCACCCATACGTTCAGAAACCTTACACTCATTTCAAGTTTGTCAAGTGTGTCAAGTATGTCTAGCTTTTCAAAGTAATAATCGTTGTATGTTCTACTCATTGTCTACCTCCTTAAATTTATTCTCGTAAAAATATACGACACCTACTGTCCCTTTCGTTGGACTATCGTGTATCGATAAATCTACATCATAAAATTCATTATCAATTCTTTTGCATAGTTCATGCATAGTTAGTTTATTTTCTTCATTCATTATCTTATCCCTCCATTTCTAAGTTATCTAAATCTATTTCAGCTAATCTCTCAGCTTCCTTTTCTATATACTCAACATCATCTGTAGTCTTACCTACTTCTTCATAATACTTTTCATATAGTTCCTCATATAGTTTATCTATATATGTTTGCATTGTTGCATTACTCATCTTCTAACCCTCCTAACTGTTACGTCTGTTATCGTTTCACTAAACACCACCCATTCACCCTTCCATACATTCTTATTCTTACGCCTTTCATACTGCTCTTGTGTAAGTGTTTCATACTCATACACATCAGCATAAGGATATAAATTTAATTTACTTCTCATTGTCCTGCTCCTCCTTGTGTAAATACCACGCTGTTAAAATTCCTATTGTTACAAATATAATTATTATGTACTCCATTACGCTACCTCTTTCATTATGCCATCAATAAATTTATCAAGCTCTAAAATCTTTTCAAGTTCTAAAGTGTAGTCGCTTATTGATTCGTCCCAGTCGTTCCAGTATGTCCAGTGAATCCACCCTAGAGAATGCCCGTCTTTATCTATAATATAAATAACTGCTTCGTCTACTTGCGTTAGTGCATCATCTTTTGTGATGTCCTCGCCCTCGCATTCACATTCTATAGTGTAGCCTTTAGATTCAATATGATTGAAAAGCCTTTTTAAATATTCTGTATGTTCCATTATGCCACCCTC